AGCCAGAGACTTCTTGGCGATCTTGTTCTGCTGGAAGCTGTTCCAGAGTGAACCAAGAGTGTTGATGGCACCGAGACCGATTTGGGCCATACCACCTTGGCCGAAGAAACCCGGCTCGATGGCAGCACCTGTGATCGGATTGATGTTCTGGTTGATCAGACCCTGTGTCTGATCAGAGAGACCACCCATCGGAGCAGTTGGATTGACAGCGCCTGTGACGGCTGCGTTGGTCGCAGTGTCTCCCATACCGGGGATGTTTTGAGGCATGACTGGGTTGTACATTGTCGTGGTTCCTTTCTAGCCAGCCGTTTTCGGCAAGGTCAGTTGCAGATCTGAGTAATCAGATACCATAGAAAGGGTAATATCGACAATGTCCGAACCAGTCATGGTCGTCCGTCCGATAAATTGGTCCAGAGACTCAGGGATATAACTCCCCTGACCCTGTGAAGACCCATTGCCTTTGGAGGTATCTGTAAGACTCATGGCATCGAAGATCAAGTCATCTGTCAGACCCATGGAACGCATGAGATCATTCAGATCTTTCGTAGCCTTTTCATATGCTTCTTGGTTCTCTTCCATCTCCAGACCGATCTCAGCGATCTCCGCTTGAACGAAACCAGAGTACCCATTTGCCAGAGCACTGCTGAATTGCAGCAGAGTCTGAGGGTTCATCAGGTTCGTCATGGTCAGGTTCTGGAAACCATTGGCGACACCGAAGCTGATGGCGAAGTTCACCACAGCAGCGATGATGGCACCCCACTTCTCTCCGAAGATTGCGACAGAAACCGTACCCACAGCCTGTGCGATCACGACAGCAGCGATGGTATTCGTCACAGCACCAGCGACAATGGCACCTGTCCCTGTCAGGCCCAGTGAGGCCCCCACAGCAGCGTTGGTCCCGAAGATCCCAGAGGCACCCCCTACGGCAGCCGGAGCGATCAGAGCAGCCACCACAACGATGGCAACGACGATCAGCAGCATCCCGAGGAATGTCTGATACCACTTCTTCTTCACCACGAGGTACGAGTTGAAGGTGATGAACGTGTTGGACATGGACATCTGAGTGAAGTCCTTGATGCCCAGAGACTTCACCGTTTCAGCGTGCAGAGGGACGATGAAGACGGACTCAGCATTATCGTTCACACCCTCTTTCAGTGTGGTCCGGACAGCCTTGCCACCGTAGATGAAGTTCTCATGAACCATGCCCCAGATGGACATCTTCTGCTTGTACAGGATCATCTCATCCAGAGTTCGGATCAGGTTAAAGAATGAACCCCCATCCCGACCACCGTACTCCTGACGAACAGTCCAAGGGAGGGACTCTCCGTCTTCGAACCAGATGTCACCAGCCTTGGCAGTAGGCTTTCCTTTGCCTGTGTGGTTCGTCTCTGTGATGTTCACCCATGTGAAGCGGTTGTCAAAACCACCGAGCTGAGGATGATCAGCTACCAGTCGAACAGTCGTCGAAGGCGGTTCAACCAGTGTGGGGACTGGAGGACGTGGCTCACCAAAACGAGGAGCAGATGCGCTGTACTGATCATTCTGCCAGTCATCCAAATCAGCCTTCATCGCATCGTAGTTCTGCACCACATTCACATAGTTGGTCATCGTCGCTGGAGACGTGTTTTGGTATGGGATCTGGTTCCTGAACCATTCATAGATGTAGCGACGGCAAGCAGGATCGAACACGTTCACTGCACATCCCCATTGGATGTACGAGTAGTCGATGTCCCCGATGTCTTCGTTCGCTTCGACCTCATCCAAGATCTTGTCGATGCTGTTCCCCTTCATGGGTCCACCAGTGGCTCGCTTGTAAGCCTTCTTGGACTCAGTGAAGAGGTCTTCGAATTTAGGTTCACGCAGACTGTCGTTGTTCAGACGCAGAGGAATGAACGGGTAGTACCCCGGATTTTCTGAGTCAGCATCTGTGTCGAGGAAAACATCCAGAGCTGGAATGCCAGTCCCGATCTCATAGATCCAGATCCCACCATTCCCGTCGATCTTTTCGAGGATGGTTTCCTGTGTGTCTGTCTGGTGATCGTAGATTGGTTCGAGGAACTCACCTGACCGAGTGGTTGTGACTGTCTCAGTCTCACCATTACCCAGATCATTGACGGTCACATCTTCGACGACAGAATCTGTGTAGATCCCACGACGTTCCCAGATGTATAGCCATGTCTCTTCAGACGACTCGACGTTGTCTGTTCCTCCGGCTTGTCCGAGGTACTCTTCCTTGTACCATGTCTCCAGAATGGTGTTGAAACCGACCACATTGGTTTCATCCTCAGACGAAGTGATCGTCGGACTTCCATCCGAATACTCTTTGACCACTTCCACAGTCTGATCGAGGGAGTAGTTCACCACACCCTCATTGACCGTGTCGTCCAGAGTGAATGAACCAGTGGAAGGAGTAGAGGGGACATCAGTGATCTTCGTCCCGACAACCAGAGGCTCAGGAGCAGCAGGCACCACTTGGTAGTACCGGGCAATGATGTACTTCTTGTCCTTGCTGTAGTTCCCTCCTGGAATCGTCACAACCGTACCATCTTGGTACTGGATGTTGATCTCATGAGCGTCAGCATCGTAGTCAGCCACCCAGTCAAGGGCGACCTCTTCAGGAGCGTTGTTGAACAGCCAGCGTTCAGCCCAGTACGAGTAATCCCCGTCTGTCAGTTCAGCACTCTGAACCTTGGTTTCCAAACCAGCAGGAGAAGCTGGGACAGGGATATGGGGGAGCACATCAGCTTGAGGAACAGGCTGTGCATTGGACACCTTCAGAGTAGGCAGCCCCGCAATGTCATTGCGGACTGCCCAATTGAAGAAGGACCGTTGCATGATCCCCGGACCAGTGAGGTAGTTCCCAACGATCACCTCACCCAGATACGCATTGTACGGGTTCATGACCGCTGAGAAGAGGCTCGATTTGATGAAGTTGGGACGATCCAATTCGTCCCCAGCCAAGTTGTAAACCGAGCTGGAGACGTAGATTTTCTTCCCGCCAAAGAGACCCATGAGTGATCTCCCTTACAGGTTGTTCTCATTGCGAAGAGCGGCGAGGACAGCACTGACCGATGGGACATCGAGTTCAGTCGGAGATGCGAGGTTCTCATCCAGAGTCTTCTGAGTGATCCACCCGTCGAGGTACATCTTGGCAGCCTTCTGTTTGGCATCCTTGATGAAGCTGTCGATCTGTTGATCGTACAGATCCTTCTGCTTCCCGACGCTACCCTCAATGACAGTGGAGTTGTCAGAGCGAGTGTCCATCGTCTTGGAGCGTTCGCCTTCCATCTGTTCAGTGGTGAGCAGCACTTGCTTGTCCAGCAGGTTCTTCTGACGACCCAGCAAACCAGAGATAGGAGTCAGAGCGTCCGAACGAGTTTCCAGCGTCTGAGCACGTTGGCTCTCACGCTGTTCCTTGATCAGATCAGTCTGAGCAGGCATCTGGAAGTTCAGCTTGTGCTGTTCGATACCCAGAGCAACCGGCATCATCTGGTTGAGCTGGTACAGAGCAGTAGATTGCTGAGTAGGCAGAACTTGTTGCAGTTGGAATTCTTGCAGACCCTTTTCGAGAGGTTGCAGAACACGGTTCTGGTATTCCTTCGTAGCAGCTTCAGCCGGAAGGATCCGGTCAGCAGTCACCTGCTTGGCAGCATACTCGGAAGGAAGGATGTTTGTGCGCTGGTACTCTTGCAGAGACAGTTCAGCAGGCATCAGCCATTCACGCTTGTACTGTTCCGAAGCAGTCTGAGCCTTGGTGAGGCAGTAGGCTGCATCAGCGTTGGCGATCTGCATCTTCGTCAGAGCGTACTGAGCACCGGCATTCTGCATCTCGAACACAGCTTGCTGTGCTTCCACCTTGGTTTTCTCAAGGTTGATGAGAGCTTCAGTGGCTTGGATCTCAGCGATACGAGCCTGCATCTGAGCAGTGATGGCAGCCCACTTCGCTTGGTCTTTCTGCAACAGGAAAGACACCGACTGTCCGAGGACAGCAGTTGTCACATCTGTGTAAACCTTGGCGTATTGGTCCCCGGTGATCCGGTTTCCCTTGTACTCACGATTGATGTGGTCATCCACAGCAGCCATGAGTTTATCGAAGACACCTTCACCCTCCAGACTGACCTCAGTCAGTTGTTCGAGAGTGACTGTCTGAACGTCCTTGTACAGCTCACTCTTTTCGTCAGCTTCGAAGTTGTACTTCGAGTCTGACAAATCGAGCGTCGGAGGTGTGGGAGAATCTGCGGTGAGAGAGGTAAACAGAGCATTAGCCTGCCCATCTGCATTGCAGTCATCTACGGCCATTTCTGAATTCCTCTCTCAGTCTTTTGGTTTCCCCGCATTAGCAGGGAAACGCTTCAGTTGTCGATAGCGTGGGAAGCACGTTGGTGAGCAGCCAGTTCAGCCAGTTCACGATCAGAGAGCTTCGACAGCTCTTCGATGGCGAACTTGTTGATCATCGTGGTCTTGTACTTCTTCACACCGAAGGCACCGCCCTTGATCTCTTTCCGCAGCGGGAACTTCTGGTTCTTGAGCTGGTTCAGGAGGATCTCAGGGATGTGGTAGCCGTTGGGTGCTTCGTCATCGCCGAAGGGAATGTACTTGGCGACCTTGCCTGTGTACTTGTTCACGGCTGTGACGATTGCACCGGAGAGCTGTGCATCCGAGGGATCGAGGTTTGTGACCTTCACACGGTGAAGACGCAGAGCCTTGGCACGAACCACCTGACGCAGGAGCTGCGGATCAGTGATCTGGTTCGGATCCATGGCAAGAATTTCTTCCATCGTCGGACCCTTCTTCGCGGGGCCAGCAGTGGATTGGATCTCGTCGGCATTAAACTCATCACCACCGAAGTCAGGAAGCTCACTTCCAGCTTCAGCAGGAGTAACGGAATTGCCGTTCTCCAGTGCCATACGGGTATTCAGTTCATCCATGATCTTCTTCCGGAGCGTTGCCTCACCGGTATTCCCGGAATAGGTCAGTTCGATTGAGGAGGCTGCTTCGCGGAGTTGTTCCACAGTATCCATTGCCGAGACAGCCTCAATGGCTTCTGCGGGTGCAAGTGTGCTGATGTTCATTGGATTTTCTCTCTAGTTTGAGGAGGTTGTTGGGATCGAAAAAGAGGGGGTCGTAACCCCCTCTTACATCGTTTGGAAGAATTCAGGAAGACTTCTTATCCGAGGTCTTCTTCTTGTCCTTCTCAGCATCCTCTGCCTTGGCAGCTTCAGCTTCAGCAGCCGCCTTCGAAGGATCTTCTTCGGCGACATGCTCGACTTCATCAGGGCGCTTGTCAGGAACGATGCGACCCTTGGTCGTGATACGCTGATTCGGCTTTGCACCGAGATCACCGACTTCTTCACCACGGATCGAAGCCTGACGACGTTCGTACTTCTCGACGTGATGTTCTTGCTGCTTGATGATCTGTTCGAGCAGAGCATCGGTTGCAACATCGGCGCTGACAGCGAGGTTGATCTCTTGAGCCAGCTTGCGGATCGCATCACGATCCTTGACCGGATCCAGCTTCTTCATCGCTTCGAGAGAGACATCAGGAGCCATCTGCGAGATGCGTGGTGTGGTGTTGACCACTTGGCTTGTCTTGATCATTTTTCAGTCCTTTCCAGACTAGGTGACGAAAATGAGAAAGGGGGCGTTAGCCCCCTTCCACGTAGACTGATTACTCAGCCGCGACAGTCTTGACAACCGCCAGACGTTCCGGACGCAGGGCGATGAAGCCGTGGTAGAACGTGATCGAGCTGAAGCCGATCTTCCCGTAAGGATCTTGGACAGTTGCCATTTCCTTGCCGGGCTTCTTGACGATGATCTTGAACTTCTGCTTGGCACCCTTCTTGCCGGAGCCTTGCAGACCGACCGTGGCGAACGAACCATCACCAACCACCAGCATCGGGTAGATGTTGTAGTTGGAACCGTCGTCGCTGTAGCCGAGGTTGGAACCAGTTGCAGCAGCACCAGCACCTTCCCAGTTCATCATGTTCGGCACGACGATGATGCGGAAGTCACCAACCGAACCGATCTCACCGTTCATGATCGTCGCAGCAGCAGCGTACTTGCGAACAGGAACGAAGGCAGGGTTGCCCAGACCATCGACCATGTTCTCGACAGTGATCTGAAGCTCCGAACCGATGTACATGATGCGGGACGCATTGATCGTCACCGTATCGTTCATCGTCGAACCCTTGATGATCTTCGTGTTCTTCGGGGTCCGGTTGTCGTCGAGCGTGATGCTCAACTTCTTCAGATCCATGAAGGTCACGACGGAAGGGTTGGCACCCTCACCAGTGATCTCGGAATCCTGTGTCGCAACACCAGTGTACACGACAGTACCAGCATTCGAGAGCAGGTCGATCTGGAGCAGATCTTCCGTGATCTCGTTGGCACCGGCGACCATCTCACGGCTCATGTGACCATACAGATCGGAATCCGTATCGAAGGTCATCATGTCTTCCGAGAACTCGGTGAAGAAGCCGTGCTCTTGCAGCGTGCCAGAGCGTTCCAGACGGGTGAAGCCAACGCGGTTCACACGCCCACCTTCTTCAGTGAGAGTCGGCATACGAGCCGAGATCAGACCAACGTCCTTGCTCGAACCGTACATGTTGCCGTAGGCAGTCACAGCACCGGCAGCGTCGAGACCTTGGTCGTTGACGTTGCGGTCGTCGAGCAGAGGGACGTAGTAGTAGACCTTCAGCTCCTTGCCGTAGTGCATGGGCATGTTGCGAACGTCAGCCAGAGGGCTGAAGAACATCTGTTCGGCAGCGTCGATCAGCGAACGACGATCCCAGTAGTGAGTGTTGAACTGCGGCCCGATGTCGGACGGCGTACCCGGAGGGGCGTTGTAAAGTTGAGCCATTGTGTTTCCTTTTCAAACTTCTCAACTGGATTTCCCGTTAGCTGGGAGGAGCCAATTTCTTGAACTCTTCATCAGACATGGACGAGTAGTCCGGTGGTTCATGTTGTCCGCCTGCATTTGCAGGAGCGGAACGGGGGGGAGTTGCCGATGAGACGTTTGGAGTGGGTTGCTCAGTATTCGGCTTGGGAGCAGCCTTCCGGGTGCCAGTGCCAAGCGGCTTTGCCGCTGGTTGGGCTTTCTTCGCAGTGTCCGTACCGAAAACACCAGCCTCTTGCATCGCCTCACCCACCTGATGGTAGGCTTGGAGGAAGGGAACATCGGTCAAATAACCCATTGTCCGCTGGTAGTTCAGTTCGTCCTTGATCTTCCCATAAACCCCAGACTGTTTCTGTGCAAGGATATTTTGGAAGATAGTGGGTTGATCTCGCAGGGCTTCTTTCGAAACTGGATCCCAATCCTTGTTGATGTCACTGATCAACTCACGGCCACCAGTGGCAGCCATGGTCTCCTGAATGGCATCATTGAAGGCGATGTCCTTCGGATCACCCTGATACTGAGTCGCTTGATACGGCTTGTCTTCAGTGGTCGTATCAATATCGACCGGGTCGATCTTGTGATCCTTCAGAAGCTGTTTGATGGCTTCCTTGTTGCCCTTCATCAGGTCGATGGCGAAGTTCAACTTCTCAGGGTCATTCAGACCGTTCTGCTTCAGAGTCTGATCCTGAGCACGCAGAGGCTTCATCTCCTGCATACGACGGGAGTAGTTCACGCCCATCTGCATGAGACGAATCACGTCTTCAGGAGTCCGGACTTGCATGTCCCGACCATCAGCCTTGAAAGGAGCCGAAACCTTCTCGAAGAAATCGACAGCAACCTTCGGGTCAGTCTTGGGAGCTTTCTCCTCAGACTTTACATCAGGCTTCTTGTCCTTCTCTTCTGGTTTCGCAGAAGCATCTGGTTCTGCTGGTTTTTCATCCTTTCCTTTCGGAGAGTCAGGTGCCTTTCCCTTTTCAGGGTCTTGTTCGGCACCTTCATCCTTGGAGTCAGCAGGAGGGTCTTGTCCCTCTTCCTCTCCATCGGGGTCAGGATCCGAGGCGTCTGAACCAGCAGGATCTCCGGCATCAGGATCATCCGGGGTGTCCGGATCATCACCATTGTGAGGATCATCTTGGCCAGCATTCTCATCAACCACAGGCTCCTCTTCTGGAGTCTCAGGTTCGTCAGAAGGAATGACCTCCTGCATCTGAGAAGGGTCCAGCTTCATGAATTCTTCATCGCTCAGGGAGTCGATGTCGATGGGTGTATCCTTGTCCGACATTATTCAGCCCCCTTGATCTGAGCTTCTGCTTCGACTGCCTCATTCCAAGCAATCTCCAGATTGTCGAGTTCCGACTGGGCAATGTTGCCCTTCTGGATGAAGTCCTGAAGGAATGCACGCATCGAGCCGATGGCCTTCAGATCGCTGACGCATTCGTCGAACTGCTTGTCGGAGAGACGACCGTGAGCCATGAGACCAGCAAGACGCTTGGGTTCCTGATCGAAGTAGGCGTCCATGACGATCTCTTTGAACTCAGGGATCTCAGCCAGCTTGGCAGCAGCCTTCGCCTTGCGGAGCAGTTCTTCACAGGAAGCCTTGTATTCCTGATACTGCTCCATGGTGAGGTGAGCTGTTTCGGCGGTGTCGTTTTGGTCTTCGTAGAGGTTCATTGCCACTTCCTTCGTGGTTGATGTTTACACTGGGTCGTTCGTACCCTGCTTTATTGAGGCAAAGCAAGGGGTTGTTGTTGAGGCAGTCCCTGAGCACTTTGCAGAGGTGCCATTGGCAAAGTTGGTTGAGGCTGAGGAGGACGCCCAACAGGGTTGGAAGCCTGAATACGATCAGAGTCTTCCACCATCTTGTTGTAGCCCACAGCAGCTTCGATCATGCCAGCAGGAGTCTCACCTTTGGTGAGAGCCTTGGTGACTTCCAGATCACGGTTGCCACGAGCCTGAGCACCCATCTTCTCAACGTCACGCTGATGCTTGGAACCAGTGGCTTCAAGTTCAGTGTCGAGAGCCTTGCCTTCAGCAACAGCCATCGCTTGTGCAGCACGAGCTTTGTCGAGAGCGATCTTGGCTTCCTTCTCTTCGATCTCCAGTTCACGGAGACGAACCTGAAGAGGATCAGGCTGAGGTTCGTAGGCACGGATTTGCTCTGCCAGATCAGGCATACGCTTGAGGTCAGCAATCTGGCCCAGAATGATCTTCGACAGACCGGGGTCCATATCCGGACCAATGGTCTGAAGCATCATCCCCAGATCCTGAGACTTCTGTTCATCCACCTGAGCAGTGGAGATGTCCACCAACAGGTCGAATGCCCCAGCCAGATCAGCACGCTTCACCTCAACGAACTCACGGTTCGTCACACGGATGACTTCCTTTTCTTCAAGGAAGTAGGCGTTCATCGAGATAATCTTCCGACCGATCAGACGCATACCTTCTGCCAGACGACGAAGGATACTCATCTCCCGTTGACCAGCAGCATCAAGTGCTTGGCGAGCGTTGTTCGCAACCTTCCCGTAAGCCTCACCAGTGATACCACCGGAGAAGGACTTCACCCCGCTCAGACCTTCAGCTTCAGCATTCTGGAGCTGCATCATGGTCAGAGCGGAGTTCGGGATCTCAGGATACTGGAGTTGCTGAATTGCAACACGAGGATCCGAGTTCGGGTTGTATTCGAAGTCTTCACCCTGAGCGAAACGACGACGGTTCACCGGGTCGAGGAAACCCTTGGCATACCCAGACTGAGCATTCGCCGAACGACCCAGAAGGTCGATTGTCCCACGAGTGACAGCACCGAGGATACGCTGGTTGTCTTGCAGCAGCGAAGCATCTGCCTCACCCCAGATTGAACCAAGGATAGGCATGTAGGGGACGATGACGAACGGAGGCTTCCGGTCAGGGAAAGGGTTCTCTGTGAGCTGGATCATCGTGTCACCGATGAAGGTAGCCACAATCGGAATCATCTCACCGTCATCATGCACATCCCACAGACCCCAGTATTCGTAGACGAGTACCTTGGCCTTGTCTGAGTTCAGACGGCCATCAGCAATGGGGGTTGTGGTTTCATGATCTGGATCACCAGTCTGAGCTTTGATCTGGTTCGCACCCCAGTTCACTTCGTCGAGGTTCTTGTAGATCTTCCGCTTCTTGAGTTCCGACTTCGTGGACTCATAGGTGTGGATCATGAATTGGGCATCTTCCCACTCACCTTCACAGGAGGGGTCGATGAAGAAGTTCGCCACATCGACGATCTTCAGAGATGGTTGGTTGAACGTGATCTTGGTCTCTTCGACCCACTCTTCGTCGATCTGAGTGGCCACAACCATTTCTTGGTTCTCAAGGCCATACTCGACAGCAGCACGAAGTTCGTCTGGGATCGAAGGATCAGCTTCCCATGCTTCAGGATCAGATGTCGCCATCTCAGTTGCCTGAGCGAGCATCTGCATACCTTCTTCGTCACCCATCTCCATCATGGTGTATTCGTAGACTGGTTTCAGAACCTTGACCTTCTCGGTCTTCCGTTCCCAGCCAACACGAACAACACACGTACCTTCGTCCACAGTCTTGCGAACGTAACGGTCGATGAAGTCCACCTTGTTGAGCTTGGTGTCGAACTGCCAGTTCAGAACCAGTTGGTTCTGATCAGCAGCAGCTTTGTCTTCAAATGTGCGGGGGTTGATGCTGAACATGCGTTCCGTGTTCAGGAACGGTTCACTCAACGCAGGATAGCGCCATTCATTGTGCTTCCGGATCAGCTTGGGCTGAACGGAGCTGCGACCGGGAGTCTTGGTCTTTTTACCTGACTCAGCACCGGTTGCATTGCGAAGAGCCATCCATCCTTCGACGTTGGTCTTCTGGTCTGTGTTCTCTTGGCGTGCGTAATCGAGATCACCCTTCAGATCAGCAATCGAGGGTTCCTTGGCCCAGTCTGTGAGCTTCTCACTCTGAGTCTTGTTCAGATCTGAGGGGTTGTAGAT